ACTTCCGTTTTCGTTCGCCGCGTAACTTTTTTCTGCTTGCCCCAATCACCGCTTCGGCTGCGATCACCGGTGGTGTCAACGACGGTCAGGCCGCAACGTAATAACCCCAGAAGGAACCACCCATGTCCAGCCTGTTTTCCGATCCCCAGTGGCAGCGCGGCAGTACGCTTCTCAACGGCGAACCGATTGAGCTTGATGTCAACAACGCTCCGGTCGCCGGCGGCGAAGTCATCGGTTCGATCAAGGTCTTCCAAGACGTTGACCCTGTTACGAAGCGCAAGCTGTCGAACCGTCTGGTGTACTGTGTTGCTGCCCGCTATGTCGGCTCCAGCACCACTTTCAACGCCAGCGGTGCCGACAAGGGCAAAACGTTTCTCCTTGACTCCAGCAACCCAACTGCGACGTTCCAGACTGCCGCAGTTGTGGCTGACTCCAATGCCTACAAGGCTCATGCGGTGCTTGATGAATACATCACCACCACCATTCGCCCGAACGACATTGTGTGGCTGGTAATCAAGGGACCGGCGACGGTCGCCAAGTCGGCGGGTACGGCACTTGTCTCCGGTGCTGCGACCATGCTGACTACGGGCGGTGCGACCACCGCTTGGACTACGACCAACGTCCCGAACGGTTACGCGATGGCCGCTGCGGCTGCTGCCGACACCACTGCCCGGGTCTACATCACCAGCGATGAAGTCTGACGCTGGTTGACATAACGACACAGGTAGCAGCCTGCGGGGCAGACCCGCAGGCTGTTATCATTTGGTCATGGAAGAACCTACAAAAGCCTGCACCCACTGTGCCAAGACGCTCCCCGTTACGCCGGCCCACTTCCGGCGTTACCAGCGGGACGGCAAGAGTGGCTGGTCTAGTGTCTGCAATAACTGCACTAAGGTAGCGGCCAAGGCTGCTGCCAAGAAGGAAGCGAAGAAGCGGTCTGCCGCACTCCGCAAGATCGAAGCTGCCGGCGTAGACCTGTACACCGAAAGCGTTGTATCTGGCGGCAGCAATATCCCGCACTCTGCGGAGGTAATAGAACGGGTGATGCAGTATTTCGGCGGGGTATCTGGGTTCGCCAGCATCATGGTGAAACAGTATTGGGACAGCCCCCCGGGCGGCAGTGCCCGCAACCGGATACTGGAAACCCTCTGCCGGCTAGTGTCGAAGAACGTCGAACTGGGCGGGGCGAAGAAGCCATTGACCCTCTGGACAGAGGACGAATTGGAGCAGGAGTTGGATACGCGGTTTGAACAAGCACTCCAGACGTACAGGATCACCATAGATGGCAAAGCGCAAGAAGCATCCCAAAACCTCCCCGCCCCCGGCGATACCGGCGACCCCAGAACTGACAACGTACCAGCGGGAAGAACTGCGGAACTTGCAGAGCGAATTGAAGGAGAGGCGGCTAGAAGCCTTGAAGCTCTACAAGCCGAACCCGAACCAAGAACCGATCCACCAGTGTCGGGCCAGTGAAATCCTAGTTATCGGAGGCAACCGCTCCGGTAAGTCCCTCTGCACATTTGTTGAGGATGCCCGGGCAGTAACCGGCCAAGACCCCTTCAAGAAGTACCCGGAGCGGGACGGGATACTTGTCATTGTTGGCAAGGATTGGCGACATATCGGGATGGTGGTCTACCCCATGTTATTTAAGGCAGGGGCATTTAAGATCATCAAAGACCTCCATAGTAAAGAGTGGCGCGCGTATGACCATGTTGCGGACGCTGACCGCAAGGCAGAGGCGAAGCCGGCCCCGCCGCTGATCCCGCCCCGGATGGTCGCGTCCACCAGTTGGGTACTCAAGAGTGCCAACTACATACAGAAATGCACCCTGCACAACGGCTGGGAAATCTTCTTCTTCTCCAGTGAAGGCGACCCTGTACAGGGGTTCCAAGCCACCAGATGCCATTTGGACGAAGACTTGAACTCAGAGGCTTGGATTCCCGAAATGCAGGCCCGTCTTGCTGACCGCAAGGGTGTCTTTTGTTGGTCGGCTATGCCCCATAGCGCCAATAACGCACTGCTTGGACTCAAGGAGCGGGCCGACGCTGCGGAAGAGTTGGGCATAGAGAACCCCACCATCAAACAGTTCAAGCTGCGCTTCCTTGATAATCCCGCGATTGATGACGATGAAAAGCGGAAGAGTCTGGAACGCTGGAGTGCAGTGGGTGAGGACGTTCTTCGCATGAGAGCGGAGGGCGATTTCATCACTGACAGTGTGCTGGTCTACCCCAACTTCGATATGCGAATCCATGGCATGGATCGCAGTGAGTTGCCGGAAGGCCAGATACCCCGGAACTGGACTAGGTATGCAGTAATCGACCCGGGCCATACGGTGACGGCGGTGCTGTTCGCAGCCGTCCCGCCCGATGAGAAGTTCGTTCTGGTCTATGACCAACTCTACCTACGCCAGTGCAACGCCAGCATCTTCGGGGAGAAGTTCGCAGCCAAGGCAGCGGGCCAGCACTTCCATGCGTTTCTGATTGACGCTCATGGTGGTCGCCTACGCGATATTGGGTCTGGCCGGCTCCCGATTGAGCAATACACCGAACAGCTTGTCATGCGCAAGATTCGCAGCCAGACCACCGGGGCCAGCTTTCTGGCCGGCTGCGATGACATTCTGGCCCGCACAGAGGCTACCCGGGTCGCCATGCACATTCGACCTACTGGGACTCCGCAGCTACGGGTGCTGTGCAACTCTGTGCCAGACCTAGAGCGGGAACTGAAACGCTACCGCAAGAAGGTGAATTACATAGCTGGTACGGCCATAGTCACAGATATGCCCAACACCCGGGGTGAAGTCCACTTGTGCCAGACGCTTGAGTATCTGTGTGCCTACCGCCCCCGATACCATTCCCCGCCCATCGCTCCAGAGAGCGAACCATGGTGGGTCAAGTGGCAGGCTGACCGGCGAAAACGGCTGGGGAACGGCCAAGCCCCGTTCGTATATTTGGGTCCACAAGGAGACAGGAATGACAACTCCCCACAGTAATTGGAAGATGCCCCGCCCTCAGATTGGCGATGTGGTGCTGTTCAGCGCCGACGCACAGAACTTCTCCAACCCCGCACTGGGCTGGGTTGTTGCGCCCCCCGGCGACCGCACTATCTGCTGTCTGGTGTTTGGCCGGGGCGGGTTCGTTGAACAGCGGGGGGTCCACCACAAGGATGACCCGCAGCTTCAAGAAGATAACGGCTGGGCTGGCATGGGCGTATGGGCACTTGCGCCGGCTACCGCTGCCGTCTACAAGGCACTTGATTTGGCCGAAAAGACCTCCCCGCAGGAGAAGATGAACAGTGGCCGACACCCCAGCAAATAACCCCCTGCGGCAGATCACCAATACTTGGGTGAAAAAGCTGGAGGCTGCGCTCAAGTACAAACGGCCATTCACAGAGGATGGCAAGGAAGCCGCCATGTTTTTTGACGGCGACCACAATGCCATGTGGAAAGATGCTTACAGCAGGGGCGAACGGGGGTTCAATAGTAGCATCGCGCCCCCCGCCTTTCGTATGCAGGTCAATAAGGTTTTTGAACTCTGTGAGATATTTGGAAGTGTAATATACCATCGCAATCCGGTTCGTACTGTTACTGTGATGGAACACCCGGACGTTTCGCCGGCTGCGTTGGGTCTGCCCCCGGGCGGGCAGATGGACCCGATGCAGATGACACCGGAGCAGCAGCAGATTGTCCAGATGGCGATGCAGCAGGCAGAGGGCATGGAGAGTCGGGCCACTGCCGCCAAGATGATCGAAGCCTACTTGAACTGGACCCCGCAAGAATTGGACTTGAAGCGGCAGGCCAAGAAGGTTGTCAATGAAGCGATGATAAAGGGGATGGGGGTGTTCTGGACTGAGATGCTGGAGATTGATACTTCCGGCGATGCCCAGCGTCCTCCGATGAAGGTTGTCGGTAGTTTTTATGACACCGTTGATAACCTTCTGATCGACCCCGATTTTGACAATATGGATGATATGTTGTGGTGCGCCCGCAAGTGCGTTCACCCGCTGGAGGAAGTCGCGGAGTCATACGGCATCGACCCGTCTGAACTCCGCAAGCACATTGACGGCTCCACCGAAATCAAGACTGACAACGAACCCCGCAACTCCAAGAAGAAATCCGGCAAGACAAACGAACTTGTCACCTACTGGAAAATCTGGAGTAAGACCGGCATCGGTGATCGGTTCAAGGATTCCCCCAAGGAGTCGCGGGGCGTATTCGATGGGCTGGGCAAGTACGTCTATCTGGTGATTTGCGAAGGCGTTCCCTACCCACTCAATCTGCCGCCGGCACTCTTGGATGAAGAGGTTGATCCGCAGACGGGTGTGCCGCCATCCATGATGACGCAATGCAGTTGGCCGATTCCCTACTTTGCTGATCCGCAGGGCTGGCCATTCACTCCGCTCATGTTCCATCCCAAGCCCGGGTACGCTTGGCCCGTATCCCATATCCGGCCAGCTATCGGGGAATTGAGGCTGCTGAATTGGGGAATGAGTTTCTTAGCTACCCGTATCGCCACTAGCTGCGAAACGATTCTGGCGGTGCAAAAAGCAGCCGACCAAGATTTGAAGAATCAGTTGCTCAACCCCGCAGAAGGTGGGTTCAAAGTTGTTGAACTGAGTGAGTTGCTGGGCCGCAGGATCGAAGACGTTATCTCCGTTTTTCAGTTCCCGCAGGTGTCAAAAGACCTTTGGGACATTTTGACCGCCACTGCCGAAATGTTTGCTCAAAGAACTGGATTATCAGAGCTAGTGTACGGATATACCCGTAACCAGTTCAGAAGTGCGGCAGAGGCGCAGATCAAGCAGGAGAACATTTCGGTTCGCCCAGACTCCATGGCGAACGACTTGGAAGACTGTATGTCGTTGCTCTCCCGCCGCGAAGCACTAGCTGCCCGCTGGCTGCTGGAGCCTAGCGACGTTGTGCCAGTGCTTGGGCCGCTGGGTGCTGCCGCATGGGAGCGTCATGTGTTCAAGCGGGACATTGTTGACCTCACCAGAGACTTCCTGTTCCGGGTCGAAGCCGGATCGGCGCGAAAACCCAACAAGGCATCGCGCGTCGAACAGATGCAACTGGCGGTGCAGACCCTTGGCCCGATTCTCTCTGGTCTGGTCAGTGCCGGCATCACAGACCCGTTCAATGCTTTGATTGCCGATTGGGCAGACAGCTTGGACATTGATGCCACCCCGTACCTAGTTCCCCCACCTGCGCCACCAGTACCGCCCCCGCCGCCCATGACTCCGACGAACCTGCCTTCTCCCGCTGGTTCCGAAGAAGAGGCGGCGGGGGCTGGTGGTGAGCCGCCGCCGCCGGCCATCCCCGATGAACTTCAACCCGCCTAATGCGCAAGCAGGAGCGCAAAAAGCGTAGCAATCTTTGGGTGAGGTACGGCATTTCCTTGGAACAATTCCAAGACTTGCAGGCCAAGAACAATGGTAAATGCGAAATATGCGGCCACAAGGTTGGGTACTGTGTCGATCACTGCCACCAAACCCGGGCAGTTCGCGGCTTACTGTGCAAGGGTTGTAACTCCGGTCTGGCACTGCTTGGCGACAACGCTGCCGGAATAACAAAGGCTTTACGGTATCTACAAAACCATGACAGACGTTCCAAGCAACATAAGGCGGGCGGGCGAAGAAGCCGTCGAACGCTACACAAGATTGAGACGCGAAGGCTTCGATCACAAATGGGCAGAAATGTGTGCCCTCCAGCAGCCGCCGGGGCTACGCGGGACGGATCGCGCCGTAATGGAGCGGAGAAACAACGGGGAATGGCTAGACGATATGCCGGCGATGCAGGCCCGCAACCTACTGGCCCGGGCAAAAAAGGCCGGCATATCGACAAGCGGCAGGTACTACATGGCAGGGCTAGCCGACAAGCGCGGCCCGGGCGATCCGGCTGCATGGGTGGACAGTGCATCGGACATACGAAAAGTCGCCCGGGATCGAAACCTCACCGTTCGCGGAATTGTGGACGT